CTTATCATTCTATCATACATTTTAGGCCACAATACCTTCTCACCTATATTTTTATTTAGTCGTTTAGAAAAAGATAATATATCATCTAGTATTATTAAAGTTTCAAAGTTAATTCTTCTTGCTAAAAACATCTTTAATATCGGTGGGTGTTGCCCATTCTTTGATGTAAATATATCATCAAACTCTATCTTTCTTTCCAGTATATAATCAATGTCTTGTTCATAGTAATAATGTAATGCCTCTAACTTTTTTGACCAGTCTTTGTAATGGTCGTCACCAGTTTTGCCAATGATGTCACCAACCCATAGATTAGTATTAGAAACAAAATTGCTAAGGAAGTAATTAACAATGCTGCTATCGTTATAAGATTTAGAAAGCTTATGAAAGAAATACCTATCCCTTCTTTTAGTAAACGTTTCCAATCTTGCAGTTGTTCTGCCGTTGTGTTTATGAAAGTCGTAAGATTGGTTCTTACTTGTGAAGTGGAGTTTGATTGCCAAATAGATTTTATATACTTCAAAACCATTCATTATTCCTCTTTTAGATATTTGCTGCGTTTATTAATACACCACCGACTATTGCGATAGCATATGTAATCATAATTATTTCTAACATATATTTCCTTATATTGGTAACTTTGCTGTTTTTTCTTTTAGCATATTTAAACCTTGTGCCTCAAATGCTATCTTCTCTTTTAGTGTTTTATTAATTAGTGCTTTCGTATTACTTGGATCAACCCCATTGTTTTCACAATATAAGATAATGGCATCCATGTAACTCATTCGTTTAGTTTTAACTGTATCTTCGATTAGTAGTGCAAATTTATTCGGTGTTATTATCATATTACTATTATACTATATTTTAAACTTTTCGTCAAGCTCTTTAAGGGTTATATATTCTAAATTTTCACAATCTTCCCATTCTTTAATTCTCACATTAATTGATTCATCTTCAGGATTAACTTTATAAAATTTTGTAAACTTGTATGAATCAAATGTGTTCTTATGTTGTTTAATCCAATGGTGTAAATCGTCTTTCTCTGATTTATCAGGTCTTGCATAATCAGCATCTTGTTTAGCATAACAATCGGTACCTGCATATACATTGTTCACTTTATCATCTGTTGAGTATAAATCATGACCAATAATATAAACTTCATCTGCACCCATTTCGCATGAAAGATAAACGGATCTAGTACCTGTAGCATAAGCAAAATCATTTATAAGTGGTTCTATACTTTGTACCTTATCTTCTTTTGTACCAGTTACATATGTCATACCTGGGTTTTTACCCACACCTTGCATGAAAGTAAATACACCATCAGCGCCATGATAAACTGCTTCTTGACAGCCATTAAATTCTACATCAACTCTACCTTTTTGTTCTAACAACATAGTTTCAGCAATAAAACTTGGTATCGGTGTCCAGTATCCTAAAAAAGATGTATTCTCAAAACAATAACCACTTCTATAAATCTCATGGTTTATTCTCGAATCTAATGCTACAAGTATGTCAGGTGTATAATCTCTATAGATTGCATTACAGCCAACTACTTTACCATACTTTTTGTATTGTTCAATGTCAATTCCTTTTCTTGAATTACCATTACCAAAACAAAAATGTATCATTATATAATCTCCTTTATAGTGCCTGTTTCTGTTGCAAGGTACAGGCAAACCCCTAACAGCCTAGGCTGCTAATGCATACTCATTAAAGTTTGCGTTTGTAATAGTTTAAAGTCTTTGGACTATCCTCTCCAGTACAATTTCTAATAGCTGTCGATCCTATTTCGCCCCCTTAAAGGTCTATCTAGGATTTGGTGGAGGCGCTGGGTATTGCACCCAGGTCCATACTACTTACTCTCATTACCTTCATCAAGAATCCTTTTTAAATCAGGAAAAAACTCCCAATTAACTCCGTAACCTAATATACAAGTTTCAAATGTACTAGGTATGGTCATCATTAATGTTCCTTTATTCCATTGCTCATTATAAGTGAATGTTAATACTCCTATAACAGGATTATTTAAATCACCAGCACTTCTCACCTCTGCACCTGCTATTGGCACTTCGCCAAATATTTCAAATGCTGTTTGAAATACAAATGAAGTATCCCCACAATATAGTGGGACAGGTTTAGGTATTAATTGTGTTAAATCATAATTTGGTTTTTCTTCTGCTTGTAGTGAATTAAATACTGTATATACTATTCCTATAAATGTAAACCATATAAATAATTCTTTAAATATTTGCTTCATTGTCTTTGTAAAATTCCTCTATTGCTGGTTTCAGCAAAGGTAAATAATCTTTCTTATCTTTTATAAAAGTTTGAACCGCACCATCTTCAGCTGCTATGAGGATTACAACTTGATTAATCTCTTGGTTAAATCGTTCTTCATACATCTCACAATAAGCAGAGCCTTGAATAAAATAGTTCTCTACCCATTCTTCTTTCTTTTCTCTTGTAGATGTCTTAAAATCTATTACTGATAATTTGCCTTTATATTCTGCTATACAATCGACTCTTCCTGCGATACCCCATTTATCACTATATAAGCCGCCCTCTTGTAATACTATATTATTTATATCATCTAGTTCAGATTTTAGTATAGTAAATAGGGCTAAAGGTAAAACATCTTGTTTAGATAGTTCACTATTGTTTAAGTAATCTTCGACTAACTGGTGAACTGCTGTGCCTCTTTTAGCTGCACTTCTCATTATATTATTCGCTACATCATCGCCAACGGACTTACGCCACCTGTTGATACCTTCTTTACTTCGACCTGATAGTACAGTAGTAATTGATGGATATTTTTTACCCTCTGGTGTAACATAAAAGCGTTTGCCTTTAATTGTTTCAGTATTTATTTCGGGAAGTAGTTTTGTAGAGGGTGTATGTATAAAAGATTTCATATCATACCTCTCTTTCATAAAGGCATTTAATTTGTTCATAGTCTTTAGTATAACATATTATCTAGTCGTTGTCAAGCGTTTTCTCTATTGTATACTCATCATTAGTAATATCTAGAATTTTAATTGATTCATATTTGCCTGGTATTTTTTCTGTTATATTACCCTCAGCATCTTTGTATCCTATAACCAAATCTTTTTTGATCTCATCCCAATCAGATGCCGCATAAACATCAGCTTCTATTTTTATTCGGTATAATTTCATTATTACCCTCTAGTTATTGCTATAATTTTTTTAACTTGTTGCTCTATGACTTCTGCTCTGTTAGGCCAATGTATGTATGCCTCTGGAGACTTTGCTAATTTGATGAGCAGTGGAATGATTAACTTTTCTAAACTTGTAAATTTCTCTTTCATATCTTTACCAAGAGTATCTTTTCGTAAATCGTACTCATCATCCATATGTTTTTTGGCAATATCTAGTTCTACTTCATTCTTTTCTTTGATTTCATTTTTAGTAGAATTAATTAGTGAATGAATTTTATCTAACTTACTCTCTAATCTATTCACAATCTCTCCTGAAACTGCTTTACCAACACTCTCGGATGTTTGTTTAACTACTGCCTCTGTTGCTTTTGAATCTGATACCGACTTGTCTGATGGTTTTTCAGAAACACCTGTAAACCCCCAATCGCCGCCTGTATCAAAACCGTCTAGAAAATCAAAATCTGCCATACTACTATTTATCTACCTCCGCCTTTCAATATTCTGTTTTTGTGTTTTTTTCTCATATTAGCAATTTGTACTTCTTTTATTGATTTTTTACCATATTGATTTGCAAGGTGACTATCAGGATGGGCTTCAGAAATTTTAGATAATGTTTCTTTCCAACCGTTGTCAGTTTTACCATCAAGCGTTCCTATACTTGATACAATATTCATCTGTGTTGGTGGTAATAATTCAATATGTTTCTTTTTAATAAACTTTTCCATCTCAGATATAAGCATTAAATCTTCCCATATCTTATTTGTTTTGTGGTCTTTAAATCTATATGTTGGCATTTATTCCCTCACTATACCATTCAGGTATACTTGTTTTCCATGTGGCAAAACTATTCTTATATTTGATATAGTAATCTCTATAAGCAGTAATACTATCTTCGTTCTTTACATCATCAGGCATTGCCTGTGTTGGTTGCTGAAAAGGAATATTTAGGGGTATATTTTTAGGTGAATTTCTCAACAAGTCTTTTAATACTACATATGATTTATGTTCTTTATTAGAACCATATCGTATTTTAAATTCTTCATGTAAGCAAGACCACATCTGATATAACCATTGATAGTTGTAAGCGTTATCTCTAACCCATACAGCACTTGGGTGATTTATATGACAAGCTTTGTAAATTGTAGCTTCTTCGTTACTATTCTCTAATCTGAATCTAGTTACTTTTCTACCTGTTTTTGATTTTGCTATATACTTAATGCCATCAAGCATTCTATGAGCAGTTGACATCAGTTGAGCATACTCGATAAGCATTTTAACCACGTGTTTATCTAAATGCATTTCAGCACAAATCTTGGGATCTTTATGTAAATAAAATATATTCATTACGCTATTATAACATCATTTAAGTCTTTTGTCAAGTACTTTGATTGAAGTTGCATTAATTCATGTAACTTATCTTGCCACAATCTTTTAAAATCATCATTTGTAGCATCTTGAAATGCATTATATAATACCGTTACTCTTTTCCAATACAATTCTTCACTATAGTTCATATACACCTCTTATGTTGTATTTAATTAATGTTGCGACTAGTTCTGTATAGTTCGGTCTACTAGCATACTTTGTTAATGTGTGTGCTAAATCTAATCCATTTGGTGTTTCACCATGTTCTAATATCTTTGCTCTCACTTCTCTAAATTCTTCATAAGCAAACACTTCGTTTATTATTTTAATATAGTGAGCAACACTATCACATTTAGTTTTAAATACTTTCACACCCCAACCTGGCCACTTTGTCCACGGTATAGGTAATAGATATGGTTCATCTTTATTCCATGTTCTAATACCAAATAAATTATTTGCCTCGTTAGCAAATCTACTTGTTCCCCAACCAGTTTCTAATGCTGCCTGTGCAATTATTAGTTCTCTAGGAATTTGTTTTTCTCTAGGTACATCTGTGTATAGATGAGTAATACATTCATTTAGTGAATATACAAAATCATCTTTGTTATCTGTTGCAACAACTGGTATAATAGAATATTCTTTCTCAATCATTCCCACATCAAGATTTTCTGGTGGTTGTGTTAGTTCATTAAACTCTGGGCAACCATCATCAGTACACGGTGCTGGTTGACAAGCATATACAAAAAAGTATATACCTGAAATTGCTAGTAGGTAAGAAATGTATTTCATAGTAGTTTCCTCAACTCTCTTTTCGTAGCATAGTCTTTATGTAGTTTACAAGTAAACCATCTAAACTTTGGTTGTGGTAGAGCAGGACCTTCTATCTCTAACTCGTTTGTTGTTTCTGCATAGATTAACTTTTTCAGAAACAAAGAAAGGGCAGCGTCATACTCTTTACAAGGTTTGTATTCTGCCTTAACTCTTTTAGGTGTTTCGTAGATACCCTTACGGCTTTCTACAATTGCTTTGATTATTTTTTTTTCGTATCTATTTAATTTCATTTATTGCCTTTTCATATGATGAACCTTGACCGACTAATACGCCGGTTTCAAGTCCTGTTAATCTAGTTTTTGTTTTTGCTATTCTTATATCTTCAGAGCTTATATTTTCAAAAGAGGATAAATCTTGTTCTTCAACTGGAAAAACATTTTCTTCTCTTAATTCAGGTTTCAAAAACATATAATATTGATATGCTAATTCTTCAGTAGCAAACCATGTAACTCCTTGAATTTCTAAAATCTCTGGTCTATCAGAATCTTTGATAGACACCATGCAATAGTAATTCATTAAGCAGCCCTCATTGTTGACATTTGAACACGGTATCTAGGACCGTTAATAACTTGAACTACTGCTCTGGTACGAGCAATCTTTTCAATGTGTCCAGTCAT